ACAAGCAGCCCACAGCGCCCAAACTCTAGCAACTCTGAACAAATGCGAATAAAGAGCTGTTTAAGCCCAAAACCGTCATTTGTTGCATTCTCTATCAATCCTTTAAGTAGAGAACTTTCAATCACAATATTCGGCTCAAGCTTTGAAACTAACCCGATCATTGTGCGTAATGCGTCCTGAACCCATAGCGGATACTGAGCTCGACTTAGATAGGCCTTATAAATCTCTCCAGTCGTATCACCTTGCTTTTCAGCCTCAATCATTCCGGCCGATTTAGCTAGGTACTTTGTTTGTGCCTGTTTGATCTGCTCTTCACCAGCAACGGCGTCACGCATAATCAACCAGCTTTTTTGTGCAGCAATATACTGCGGATGTTTATCAGTAACTGCCATAAAAACACCAATAAAAAAGCACCTGAAAAGGTGCGTTGTTTAACGGGAAAAACCAGCGATTGTGCGCCGTTTAAATACTTTCTGAATGATGATCGGGAATCTCTTGGCTATTGGATATCCACCAGCATCGCCAACGTGGTCTAAACCAGCGCTTTTATCTGGCATTCCAAAATCATCATAGACTTGCTGTTCTAAAGTAGCCGTAAAGTTAGGGCACTTATTTGTGTTTACTTTGAGGTGTCTTTCCCCATCGGCATTCAGGATCTGGGCATTAACTGCATTGATACGGTCTTTAATGCCCGGGTTCACACCATTCACTTCAACCTTAAAGCCATTTTTCTTTAAAATTGCATGATCGGATTCGCTAAATCCCTTTGATGAAGTTGCTTGCCCTGAAGCGTCTGGTATCACGGTAATATCATGATCAGGAAAACGCTCTTTGATCAGATAACACATAGTTGGTGTATCTCTTACTCCAACCAGTTCATCTAAAGCTCTCGGCTTACCTTCTCTAATGACATAAACCACAGCAGCCATTTTAAGTACGTTAAAGTCCATTCCAATGAGTAAAGGCTCACCTTGCTTAATTTCCTCATCCGTATGATTTAAAACCCGGTCAAAGTCTGGATAAACCGCTCCACTAGTTAAGTTGACGAACTGCCCTTTCAAATAGGCTGATATCAATTGAGGTGGGTAGGATTCATACAGTGATGAAATATAATCGTCTGGCAGATTGGCTTCGTTATCATAAGTCGATGCCTGAATCATGCCGTAAAGTGCCCGTTTCTCAGGGGATGAATTAGCTTCTTTTACAAATTGCTCATAAGTGAATTTAAAGCCTTCTGGTGTTGTTGCCACATCAATACCATTGAGCAAACCAGCTTGTTTAAAGCGCATACGAGCAATGATTTTACGCCAAGCTTGTTGTGCTTTAGTCATCGCCATGACATCAAGTTCATCAATCAAGGCGTGGCCAATTTTAAAACCTACAATTGTTGCTGGTTTCTCCATAGACCGGCAAATGATTGTCGTTCGATATTGCCGACCATAATAGATATCCACCTCTTTATTGGTTTCATAAACCTTAGTTTTAAGCCCCCAATCGAAAGCAACCTCTTCAATAGTTGGAAAGAAAATGTCGCGAATCTGCGGGTAAGTTGGAGCAAAATAACCCAAAGGTACTTTTGGGAATTCCCAAGCTTTGTTGCATAAACTGGAGCATCCAACCCAAGTCTTTCCCGATCCAAAGCCAGCGACAAATGCGCGGAACTTCTTTTCCATCTGCAAAAAATTAGCCTGAGGTACATTCAGTGTCGGATTGATGTTCGGCATCTTTTTTACTCGCATCTACAACTTGAATAGTTACCTTGACTGGTGTTGGATCTTCATCACCTTCACCCTCTCTTAACTTTTCAATCTCAAGTTGCTTTAACTCAAGATTTAAAAGCATGAGGTCATAACCCTGCATTTCTTCCCTAACCTGTTTAATAACCCCTTGCTTCATAAGCCTGTTGTTCTTCCAGTCTTCATAGATCTTCTGAAGCTCTTTAAGCCGGTAGGCTTTATTAGCTAGCGGGATGTCATAAACATTCTTTTTAAAGTCCTCTCGGGTTTTATGAAAAAGGTCTTTATATTTCTTACTTAAATTCTTTCCTGCCGCTTTTGTCGGGTCATAAAGTTGTACCTGTTTTCGATCAATCTCAATGTTAAATTCTTGCTTGACAGCATTAGCTACCTGTTGAGGGGTATCCATGCAGGCAAGCGCTTGAACAATAAATATTTTTACCTGTTCTTTAAGTGCAGCCATACCCCCACCTTTGTCTAGCTACGTCTAGCAAAGAAGGCAAAAAAAAAGAGCCATTCGGCTCAGTTGATTACGCAGTTTCCGCAGCATTTTGAAATATCAAGATTCGAAACAAACGGCGGATTCTTTGCAGCTTCAACAATACGTTTAACGCTTTGACTAGCCCCCCACCGTTTGGTTACACCAATAAACTCTTCAACGTCATGACCTGCAAGATAGTGCTTAGGAAGACCAGAACTATCGCTATAAACAATTTCTCCGTCCTCGTCTCTCATCACTCCAATGTGATAAAGCTCATGTTCAAGCAAGTAACAGAACTCTGTATCATTTGCACGCTCACAGAAAGAAGCATCGACAGTTATTAAGTATGTTGGCACAAAGCCGAACCAGTCTCGCATCTGTTGCTCTTGTCTGGCCTTACGCCATCCACCAACATTGAACATGACTTTTTCACATTGCCCCAGCACCATCGCCTGCTTGCTTTTATATGCAGAAGAGGCCCAAGCAAATGCTAAAAATTCTTCATTATCGTGAAGCAGCTCAGCTATGTGATCATGATCGGGGTTATAAAGAGGTCCACCAATAGTTAAGTAATTAGCAACTACCCAGTTTTTTAAATCAGGCGCAGGTACTATGCGTATCGCTTCCTCTTCATCTGCTTGGTCTATAAAATCAGTTGGAGGAAATGGTCTGATCTGATCCATTAAATATTTGCCTCTTTAAATTTTTAAGCCATTGGCTAGCGAAATGAGCTTGGATCTGCAATGGACCAGATTCATTAATCTTAAATCTTGGTACTGCCTCTAACCGAACAACGGTATATCCCATTGATTCAGCAACATCGTAACGGTCCATACTCCACGCCTTTGTTGCCAGCTTACCCTTTCGACCACCAGACCAAGGACCGCCAGCAATTTCAACTAAAATACGATGTTCAATTAAATGAAAATCAAAACGCCAATGCTTTGTTGATTTAAACTGGAATTTCTTTTCGTATTTAATTTCCAGATTATCCAAAGCTTGAGTAAATTCTTCTTCAGCCTCTAAGTACTTTTGAGTAGCTTTAGGCAATGGTCTACTTTTGGGTTTTGTTTTAGGTTCTTTTTTTCTTGTAAGCCAGAAGTATTCTTTATCATCCATATTTCACCCATAAAAAAACCACTGCAAAAGTGGTTTTTATTACTATCATTTTTTAATCAAAATCTTTGTAGGCTGTAACCTCCATACTGTTTAACAAATCAAACCAATTATCTAGTAATGCAATCAAGTCTTCCTTGCTACTTGTTACTCCAATAATCTTTTGAAGATGGTATTCATCCTTTTCATCTACTGAATTAATATCTGTAACAAATCCAGCATCTTTAAGTTGTTGTCTCACAGTATTGGTGTCGTTACAGTCTAGGCAGATAATTTCAAAGTCATTTTCATTGATAAACTTCAATTTATACCCTGTCTTTCTTTCGAATGGCATATTTTCACCAATTAAATTAGTTAATGTTTATTTATTATACTAATTCATAGGTTAATTATCAAATTTATTTTATTTTTCAAATACTTAGTTCTCAATAGTAAATTATTTACTATCGAGAACTAAATCATCAAATTAATAAAATAAAAAGCCCCGCCAATAACTAGTATGTAGCGGGGCCATTTGCGCCGTAATCCGTCCGGCAAGTAAACTCGCAAAGCTTCCTAAGCGAGTGGGGTTTTAAAATCAAAAACCCGCTTCAAAAAAAGAAACGGGTCACAAAAACAAAAACTTTCAGCGCAGTATTTGTGATACATCATACAAATTAGAATATGTATTTACAATATACTTTATGCTTATTTTTTAGGTGCTCTCAAAATATCCAAAACTCGCTCAGACATTTCGTGCAAGTTGGATCCTATTGGAAGCCAAAAATGATAATTGATGTTGTCGCGGTTAAAAACCTGCTTGTAGTACTCAGTTGTGAATGTTGGGTCGATTTCAGAAGCTTTTAACAAACGACCTTCTTTTTCAATCTTCTGGCCGTCTAACTCACCACCAACACAGATATTCATTTTTGTAACCCAAAATTTATTCAGGTAATCTTAGCACATAAAATTTAATGCCCCGCCTAAATCAATGCTTAGAGAAACTAAATAAATCTTGTCCGAAGGCAGAATATAACTAGAAGATCAGCTTTTCATTGAAGATTCTATCTGAACCTTATAATTTATATTCTTTTCATCATTTACATACACGAACATGTATTCATCCATTCTTTTTTTTAATTTTTCTATCTCTGACTCAATCTTTGCTGTAATCAAAGACTCCTCCTCTTGTTCTAGGTCAGGAATATAAGTAGCCAAAATTTCATCCCAAATTAGTCTTGTTTTAAAAATTTTATAAAATATTATTTTTTATGAATCAAGAAAATTAAAAACTAGTTACATTAAAAGTAATATCAAATACAAAAAAAGCTCACCGATTGGAGAGCTTTTAAAACATTTTGGTGCAACGCTTATAACTTCGTCCCACCATATCACAAATCTAAACCAAGTGTGCTGCACTGTCAAGATTGCAACACCTCAATTTTTCCATCCAAATATGCCAAGCCTTTATCAATCTCAGCACGTACCTTTGCTTTACTACATCTATGCACATTAGCAATTGTTAGATACGACCAATTATTTTCATAATAAAGTATTAAAAACCAAGCCCTTTCTTGTAAAAATTCCCTATTATCGTTATGCATTTTAGCCAAGAGTTTGCTTACTTCAACTGCCTCATAATCTTCAATTTCGCATGGCATAGAGACCTTACTTGATCTAATTCTAGTTGTGTCATTTTGGTCAATTAGACATGCTAAAGGATTAGCAGAAACTTTAAATTTTGTTGATCTTACCCATAGACCATATTGTTCCAACCATTGATGAGCAGAACGTTTAGACCAATCCATTGTCTTGTTATTAACTTTTGCATTCATGTTTAAACTTCCCTCACATCAATATTGTGAACTGTTTTCATCAGGTGTTTCTTATTTCGGTAACTCGGTAGCTTGCGTGTAGCTATAGACTTCACATCTTCAACAACGTATTCACCTGCTGTCGTGAAATAAGTGAAATCGGCAAAATATCTAAGTGCTGGTTTAGCTCGTTTCTCCCCTTCTAATTTTGTCTTCGGTGCCAATTCAAATTTTGTGTGATGCTGCAATTCTTTAATTTCACCTCGTTGTTGTAGAGCCTTTAGCTCGATATACCGTTTGTATTCTTTAGTACTGTCAAAAGTCATTCCATCCAATTTAATTTTCGAAGCATTAAACTTGTTTCGACCCTTTTTCTTTTGAACTTTCGGGCATGTAAGGCGGTAATCAGCAAGGCTCATTGATGTCATTTAGGCTCACCACCATTGAGCACTTGCTCTAAAGCTTTAAAGGTTCGAATCATTGCCATTTGTAGAAATTCATGATTGCCGCGCATGTCCCCTTCAACATACTGCAAAGCATATTGAGTCTCCTTTAATGCCCCATCTAAACGCTTTTGCAATTCCACTACTTTCGCTTGCTGGTGCTGCCATGCTTCCTGCCAAATTGCCCATTTCTCGTTAAATGAATCGAGGTGAAATGCGTAAAGCTTTCTTTGACCGTTTAAAACATATCGACCAAGCTCCTCATCAAAATCAACCGCGTCTCTAAATAGCCCAATCCAGTACTTTTGCTTCTCAAACTCTTCTCTACACTTATCCATTCTTCACCCCAATCGATTAAGCTTGTAAGCTTCGTTAATGTGAACTTCAGTTACTTTGCAATTCGGCGAAATGTGGTTTTCTGGTTTGTCTAATACTTCGCAGTCAATGCGGAGCCCTATCTGCTTTTCTGCTTCAGTTGCTTTGCGATACCTATCAAGTTTCTTCTTAGCAATTGTTATGATTCCAAAGTCTTTGCTAAAGCCATGAAAGTAGTGCTTATGTTCGTACAGCAGCTCAACAAGACCTGAATTAACAGCCGTTTGATTAACTAGGATGTCGCCTTTTTTTAAACTCACTCATGGCTGACTCCTTAAAACATATTGCTTTGCCATGCGCAGAACATCTCCACGGCTTTTAAACTTAGGACTTCTTAAAACATCCCCTGTCTCACTATCAAATTCAGATAATTCCCAAAAGATAAATTCTCTCAACAAGCTGAAAGCATCTTCACAATCCCATTCGTTATATTCAAAACTCGACTGTGACCAGAACATAGCTGTGCCTTTTAAGACTCCACACATGGTTGCGTCTTCTCTATCAGCAGGCATAAAGTATTTTTCAGAATATCCACCACATTGAATCAATAGGGTTTTAGCCTTTTTGCTAAGTTTCTTAAGAATTCGTTTGCTCATCCCCGCCTCCGTATATTGATTCGTAATCAGCAATTGCATGAAGCAACTTGTATCCAGCAGATTCAGGTTTATCTTTGCAATGAGACAAGTCATATAGTTTTAAGTCCTCAATGCCACCCCATGATTCAACCAAATCAACCGACTCCACAAGACGTTTAAGCTCAACCAAATCTACAAAATACTTCTCACGATCTGCTGGGCTGATTTCTACACTTTGACCACATTGGAACTCATAACCCTCATTCCATTCAGTTGCGTTAGAAGGGGCTGAATCTACGATTTCCTTCGCGTATTGCAGTCCTTTATCTCTAATCAATTTAGTTGCTTTCATGGCTGGCTCCTTTCTCATCAAGCTCTTTACGCGCCAACCACCACAAAACCACCGCACCGCAAAGTACTGCTGTTACACACGAAATGAGTAAGCCCCATCCCAAAAACTCGAATTTGGTCATGCTGATTTCTCCCAACTGACGTCTATCAGGCTTGGTCTAAACACCACAACACAGCAACCAAAAGGTGCATTCGTTTTAGAACCGCCAAACTTTAAGCGGCCACGAATAAAATGAATTTCACGACCCAAACAATAGTCTTGAAACCATCGGGCATCAGTTCTTACTGGAACGAGTGCAACTACCGTATGCCCTTTACTTGCTGTTTCCGCTGCCTTAGCAACCCAATCGATGATTTCTTTGCCGTAAGGTGGATTCATCCAGCATGTCCCAGTCCACTCTTGCTTTAGACCATCAATTTCAGGTGTAAAATAACGTTCACATTTAGCGTTTTCAGGCAGAGCACAAACGTCTAAATCAAAGTTAAATACTCGATCCAATTTTTCGAAAAAATCTTGCGGCGTAGCCCATACATCAGTTCGATCATCAGCTAATCCAAATAACTTATTTTTTGTCATGGAATTCATACATTCACCCCATCAATCAATTGCTGAATATTTCTAGGAATTGGCATGCCCTCCCGGCGGCACATCTCGACGTATTCGTGCGGATTGTCAAAAGGATCTGGCCCTAATTCCTTTGTAAGCTCAGGCTCTTTTTCCTTAGCCTTAAGCTTTTGTACTGGTGCTGGTTTACGGCCATTAATCTTTAACCGTTCCATCAAAGATTTGAGATGCTTTTGCGCTTCCTCATTGGAAACTGGTATATGCACTTTCTGCTCATTTTTCTGAGCTAATAAAATTGGTTCTTGGTACCAAGCTTGGGTTTTACCCTTCAGTTGTGCTTCAGCCTTGTATTCATCATAGATCTTGATAAATTCCATTTTGGCTTTGTACATTTCACCGTCTTGGATTAGTAAATAAACTTGGTCTAAAACAAATTTGGTCAAGGTTGTAATTTCTTGGTTCTGCTCTCTTCCGTCTGGCAATGTCACTTTTTTGTGTTGAGAGATCTGAGTGTATTCACAAGCCTTAACCCAAGCCTTCTCAGCGCTCCACCAATCATCACCCATGCACATAGCACGGAATTCAGCGAAGTTAGGCATGTATGTATTTGTACTTGCGTAAAATAGCGCTAAGCCTCTTTGAAGTTGGTTAGGTGTAACCCCAACCAATGCTTTAGCAAGCTGCTGTTCAACGATTTGCATTGGAACGGCATTTTTCCCCTCTACTGGAAAATTCTTATTGAACTGAACAGCGTATTTAGTTCTGTAAGCCGCAATTAGTTCTTTCAAAAAACTTTCAAATGGTGCTAATTCATTCATGATTAATAGCCTCCAAAATCTTGTGACACTGGCGTAACGTCAATCACGTTTGAACGGTTGCTCTCAGCGTACATTTGAGTGAAATAACCCGGTTCTTCAGGAACGTTATGAGATTGTGGGTTTTCCTGAATTTGATTTTGGCGAGGCTCAAATACACCCTGATAATTTCCGATAATTGAGTTTTCCAGTGATTGGTTAGCCAAAGGTCCAAACGAGATAAGTTTTTTAAGGATTAGCTTTACTGCGTTTTCAGAAAGTGGTTTTTTGATGCTGATACGCATATCAACAAAATTGTTCCACAGTTCTGAATCTACACATGCAGGTAGTTCAACTGAACGTGGATTAAATTCATTTGGTTTTTCTGTTTTAGGTTTTTCAGAAACAGACCCTCTTTTTTTATTTATTTTTTTATTACTTTGAGAGTTGTTTTTGATAGTGATACTTTGTGTGTTAAAAATTTTTACTAGTAGCGGTAAAAAATTTTTACTAGTGTAGTTAAAATTTTTAACTAGAAGTGGTAAAGAATTTTTACTAGTTTGGCCATAAATTTCAGGTAGTAAAAAATTTTTACTAGGGAATTTAAGCACTAAACCAACGCTAGTATCGTTACCTAATTTGAATGTATTTCCATGAATTGTGCTTGGTTGTTCCACGACTAAACCAACTTTAATTAATTCATTAAGGCATTTAACAACTGTCGGTCTACTCTTCCCTGTAATCTCTTCAAATTGAGTTAAAGAGATGGAATCCATCTCCTTATTCCAGCCACGAGTTTTACGGCAAATAACTAAATAAATTTTGCATGCAGCATCAGAGATTTTATTTAAAACCTCGTCAACAAATGCATTAGGCACTTGAAAGGAATTAGGCACAAAATTACTCATGTACACCGACCTTAGGCTTTACATACCCACCAAATTTTTGAACCAAGTCAGCATTAGCCAAACTATTAACGATCTGCCCTGCTAACCACTGATTAGTGCGAAAACGCTGTGCCATAGTTTGTGAAAATTCTTCACGCGTTATTGCAGCATTATTTTCGTCATAACCTTTGTTACGTAAATTTTGCTTTTTCACCTCAAATAGGTGCCCAAGCACTCGCAATGCAGGCTCGTAAAAAGATTGGATTTCACTTTGCTGACGAGAATCTTTGATTTGCTGTGTAAAGCTGTTCATGACACCTCCGCTAATGCTTGCTCAGCGCTTGTTAGTCGGCGTTTGGCGTTAAGTTCAGCAACTGTTGCTGTGCGGATTTCTTTTGAAGAAACTAGAATCAAATGATTCTCTGATTTGATGGTCCATAAACTAGTCAAAGTTTTGTTTTTAACTTCAAACAAATCATTTGATTTGAAAGTACGGCACTCTTTAGTAAGCACTACAACGTCACCTATTAAAAAATCTGGTGAGTTGAGTTCGATTGGTTGTTCTGATAAATTGTTTGTGTTCATTTGATCCACCTCAATTGAATGCCTAACCACTCCTGTTACAGCAGGTAGTGGTTTTTTAATATCCAAGCTTTTCTTTTTGACCACTGATTTCGTCATGAAATAAGTCATCCACCGTTTCTATACGGTTCATCCAGCTTTTAGACATAACTAAAAGTGCAGCAACACGTTCTTTATCAATGCTCTGATAATCTTTAGGAACGACTTTTAAACCAAGTAAACTCAATAGCTCGCAAAACATTTCAATTTCATTCAAGCCATTGTTTTTCTTATCCGTTTTAAGCCGAGTAATAGTGCTTGGATCAACTTTTAATTGTTCAGCAATCTCTTTTTGATTGCTTATATCAAGACCATGCAATATGCGGGATACGCCATTTCTGGCGCTTGCAGATATATCAACTGATAATTTGCTCATGGTTAGGTCCTAAGCATTTGAAGTAGTTCGTTTGATTGGTTCTTTGCCATTTGCCAAATCTCTGATTTGGTATTCGCGAGCTAAAGGAATCTTTTCATTTGGCCACTGGTAAACAGCAGGTGGCTCAATTCCTAATAACTTTGCTAAGCCAACACCATTGACACCAAGCAACTCATAAGCTTCCTGTTTGGTCATTTGTGCAACCTCAAAAATAAGATTTCTTAGTATTAAAACAAAGATAACTTATTTTTGCAAGATGTAAGATAACTTATATGAAGAATCTAGAAACTATGGGTCAGCGTATTCGCGCCTTACGAAGAGAAAAGAAATTAACCCAAGGCGAGTTGGCAAAAATCGCCGGAGTTAGTGCGCCCAATGTCACTGGTTGGGAGAAAGATGCTTATGCTCCTAAAGCAGACCCATTAAGCAAAATGGCCGCTTATTTCGGAGTGTCGACTTCATATATAACTAATGGAGATGAAAGCGGCCCTAAGTTGGATAGCACTGTTACACAATTGAAAGTTCTGGATATCGAAGCTTTTAAGAAAAAATACAATATTCCCGATAGCGAAGATGCTGTTAAATTTCTTGAAACACCTGTTAAATCATTCCCCACCCAAAAAAGATATGTTCCTGTTAAGGCTTACTCCAAGATGGGCATGGATGGCTATTTCACAGATATGGGTTATGAAGGCAATGCTGGAGATGGGTATGTTCCAACTCACTCAGCAGGACCAAGAGCCTATGGCATTAAAGGCACTGGCGACTCAATGTTTCCAGCAATTCGTAATGGCTGGTATGTTGTATGCGACCCTGATGCAGAGCTTGTGCCGAATGAGTTTGTTCAGGTGTGCTTGAAGGATGGAAGATGCACAATTAAAGAATTTGTCGGCATCAATGGTGGGGTTTTAAGTTTGCTTTCTGTGAATGGTGGTGAGCGATTTTTCTTTGAAATGGACGAAGTTGAAAGTATTACCGCTATTACAGATATCGTGCCGCCAAGTCAGCACAGACAAGAACATCCTTATTCGCATTAATCACAGGAAGACTTATGGACAATTCAAAACGACCAATCAACCAGATTATTGCTCGTATCAATGATGCAGCTAAACATGGTGAAGCTTTGGTGCTGACTGCTGAAGAGGTAAAGATTCTTTCTAAAGATATTGGCGACAAGGTCTTTATTCCTGTGCTTACTAATGAGCAGGTCGTGCAGTTGGTAAAAGAAGGAAAGCTAGGCCAGAAAATTAATAACACCAAAGATTAATAAGCTGTGAACCCGACACAGTCTTTTAAATGTGGGGTATATCACTTATTAGATAGTAATATTTATTGATGTTTTAGTGTGTAATGTGTAGATTGCCAATAGTTTTTATAGTAGATATTGGGATTATGCAATATGTCTAATATTGAGCAAGATACACGTTTTATTGTTAACAATAATTTGATTAACAAGGGCTGGATCTTGGACATTCAAGATCCAAACAAAAATGTCTTTTTTGAATCAGATATCTTAAGAATTGTTAATAATGAGTTTCTCAAGAAAAGTAAAAAAAGACCCGATTATGTTCTTTTCGATTCACAAAATAAGCGGCCAATCGGTGTAATTGAAACGAAATCAGGTGGAAAAAGCTTAACAAAAGCACTGGATCAGGCAACCGAATATGCTGAAATGCTTGATGCACCTTTGATATTTGCAATGAATAATGGTTTCTGCGAAACACGGCATTTGTATACCCAAAAACCATTATTTATTGATGAAAATGAGGTTAATGAATTAATAAGAGTAAATGAAGCTAAAGAGTTCATATTGCAGGAAACAAATGGTATTTATATTACACCTAAAGAAATTTTAGTCTCTCGCAAAGAGTTAATTAATGTTTTCAAGAAGTTAAATAACTCACTAAGAGGTGAAGGTTTAAGAGCTGGTATAGAAAGGCTTTCAGAATTTGCAAACATTCTTTTTTTAAAATTGTATACAGAGAATGCTAATACAGGTATTTGGAATTCTCTCAAAAGTCTCGATAATGATTTGCTAATTAATACAACTAATAACATACTACAAGATATTGATAGACAATATGGTGCTTCTGTTTTTACAAATTTACAGCTAACCAACCCTGTTGCTGTTAAAGAGATGATCAAAGAG